ATGACTGCCTCTGTTATGATGTTGTCTGGTGAGACTGGTGCTAAAGAGGCCATGCAAGAGATGTGGCAGAAGGGCACTTCAGAGTTTTGGAATGGGTACCTTGGCCAGAAAGTTTTGGTCATGGATGATGTATTCCAGGTCAAGGCCCAGCCAGGATCCGCCGACAATGAAGCCATGACTATTATTAGGGCTGTTGGCAATTGGCCATTTCCCTTGAATTATGCTGATCTTGAGAGCAAGGGCCGTTGGTACTTTAAGTCCATACTTATGGTCGGTACTACGAATGTTTCTGATATTCCCCTTTCCATACAGTCTGTTGTTGCTCAGCCTGATGCTGTTGTCAGGCGAGTCAGCCATGGGTTTTGGATGACTGTCAATCCAGAGTTTGCCACTGAGAGTGGAGGCTTGGATTATGGTTTGCTTGAGTCGACGTTTGAGGCTCGCAAGGCAGTTATTGAGGATAAGAAGGCGGCTGATGGAGCTTATAAGCCAACTGTTGATGACGTTTTGGCTGCCTTTCCTTGGGATGCTTGGAAATTGGTCCCCCATTCTTATACCACAGCTCCGCCTTCGGCCAATTCAGATGGCATATCGCCGCTAGAGTTGGTGCGCGATATGGCCTGCGATTTGCGTCGTAGAAGAGAGGAACACCATGCCTCACTCACTCGCAATAGCGATTGGCTTGATATGCTTGCTGACTGCATTACTGAGCAGTCTGGTGTGGGATCCACTGACTTGGAGATAACCCTTGATTCCGAGCCAGAGCAGTGCGAGTCAGATGATGAGACCAATTGGTCCCGTGATCTGGACCCCTTGCTTTCCATTGATTCCTTCGAGTCCAATGGCAAGTTGCGGCGCAACAGGCGTAGGCCTAGCAGTTTACTTCGCCATAGTATAGTGGCGCAGCTTGAGCTTGATGCCGGTATTAAGAGGGAGCACCAGTGGAGGAGAGACGTCATTAGGTTCTTTATGGACTTTATTGAGTCTCTTCCTATTTGGGCCCGACCGGCTTTGGGCGTGGTGGCTGCAAGGGGTCTTTTGTGCTTGGCCCCTCGCATTATCAGAGCAGTCATGGGCGCTTTTCGTGGGATCGTCAGTGTTCTATCATCGTGTGCTTTGTCTGTGTGGCGGTCAATAACTGGCTGCAAGCCAGAGGTTGCTGAGCAGAGTGTGCACAAGGAGGAGATTCGTATGCCCAAGAAGAAGGGCGTTGGATTGCCCACCATCACGTCCCAGTTGGGCAATCCACCTGAGGATGTGGCAGCAGATCGTGTGTACAACAACACTTATAAGATGCTTTTGGAGGGTGAGTCCCTTGGCCAGTTGCTTATGTTGACTGGTCGTCTGGCTGTACTGCCTTTCCATTTTATCAAGCATCTTAGTGCTTCCCCTGACAAGACTTTGGTCATTCAGTCATGCGGCCATAGGGATTTTTCCCTAAAGATGACAGCCCGTAGTTTCCTGGGGCTAGCCAGACTTGAGGAGCCCAAGCACGATTTGTGCTTTGTCCATTTTGAGGTGGGTATGATACGTGCCCACAAGAGTCTTTTGGGCTCTTTGCTGCCTGAGTGTGATATGCGCAAGGTCGCTGGGATGGCTAGGACGTCCGTGCGA